AGAACATACGGCAAGCGACTTGATGCCCAAGTCAATGCCGACGGTCGTGTCACGCATCGGTTCGGAAGGCTTCATTTCTTGCATGGACGTGTCCACCAGAACGGAAGCAAAGTATCTCCCCGAAGGGGTCATGCTGATAGTGACAGTCTTCACCGTACCCTTGAACCTGCGGTGCAGCACGGCAGGAATATCTTTCGCTTTGGGGATTGTGATTGTTCCTTTTTCAAAATCCACACGGCAATGCTGTGGGCAAAGGAAGCTCTGCTTGTCCTTGCGGCTCTTGAAGCGTGGGAAACCGACAGCCTTGGTGTTGCGAAAGAAATTGGTATAGGCTGTATCAAGATTACGCAAGGAACTCTGCAAGGACTGGGAGTTGACTTCAGAAAGCCACTCATGCTCCACCTTCAGCTCGCTCTTCATCAAATTGGTCAAGTATACGTTGCCGAGCGTTTCCTTGCGTTCCTTGTAGGCTGTGATTTTCAGGTTCAATGCCCAATTATAGACAAAACGGCAGCAGCCGAAGGTCTTTGCAAACAAAACCTTCTGCTCATCTGTCGGATAGATTCTATATTTGCAGGCACGTAACATATGGCAAAAGTAACGATTTAAAATGAGACCATGATACAGAAAGATTACATTTCAAAGAACCACTCGAAGTTTCTCATCAAATATCACGTGATATTTGTATGCAAATACAGGAAGAAGCTACTCATTGGAGCAGTGGAATATGACATGAAGCAAATCATGCAGAACATATCAGACCTGTCAGACTTTAACATTGAGGTCATGGAAACCGACAAAGACCATATTCACATGATGATATGCAGCGAACCAAAACTCTCTCCGCTGCAAATCGTAAGGAGGCTAAAACAAATGTCAACAACTGCCATTTGGAAAAGACATGAAAATTACCTGAGACATGTATTTTACTGGGAAAACACATTTTGGACGGATGGATATTTTGTGTCATCAGTCGGAAATGTCAGTCAGGAAACCATCAAAAAATACATCGAAAAACAAGGGTAGCTGCGCTACCCCGCATTTTTCATCCCCTAAACTGAAGATTTAGGGGTTTTCAAATGCGAGTTCCTATAAACTTTCTTTTCCATATTTCAATCCTCCAAAAGTTCTTTATTATCGTATATGTTGCCTGTTAACTCTATATCATAATCTCTATCACATAACCATCTTCCTAATGGTCTTGTGCCTTCTTTCAATTCTTCCTTAAATCTTAAACACCATGATCCTACTTCTGCATTCCATGTTACTACCAATAAACAGATTACAGCACCGTTATTTATTCGTAAAACATCTCCTTCGTAAATCTCTCTTCCTTTCTTGTCAGTTAAGCCTGTAAACTGACCGACTGAATTTATTCGCCATTTTACACCTTCTATGAAATCGGTCATACAGACCTGTTCGTTACCTGTTCTCCATAGTGGACGGCAAGCTTCATTTGCATATTCGGCTGCTGCTTTTTCGATATCTTCTTTATCCATAGTCATTCAACTTTACTTTTTTTGAAAATATCTTTTATCTGGTCGGCTACCTTTTGGGCGGCTTCGAGTGTGCGGAAGTAATTACCATTTGTATATCTCTTAAAATCTTCAATAGAAAAAGATTCAACATATCTTTTTATTGTATAATTGGAATCTATTGAATAATATTCACAAAGTTGACCTGCTCTCCATCTTATATTTTCAAAACTATTAGTTTCAGAATTCCATCTAAGGCCTACATCTTCTAGTTTGCTAAACAGTTCTTGTTTCTCTGATTCTGATGCAGGAGATACATATCCGTAATTATAGTAAGCTTTACCCTCAAAAAACAGATTTCCATCCATATCTATTCCGCATACATCAAAGAAACCACTAACACTTGTATTAGGAACTTCCTTATCTGGGAATATGCTTATTACATACTGTCTTTTGTATTCATTAATGTCTGGATGATCAATTCTTACAATATCCCCAAATTTAGGTATATAGATATCTTCCAAGCATTTCTTTTCCGAATTCCATTTCTTGTGACATTTCTTTTCAAGCCTTTCAAGGAAGGCAGCTTTTTCTTCGGGTGTGGCATACCTACAATCTCCCATCCAGCACCAATATGTTGTATTAAGAAACAATTCTGGTTGATCTACTAATTCCCCACCTCTATTAATACCAATATATGCTCTCAATGTTCCTTCATAAGGTGAATTACCTCTGCAAATGAAAACTCCACAGTCTTTACAATACAGAAAATCACCATCTTTCGGATCAAACTTCTCTTGAAACTCAACATCAACAAAAAGTTTCCCATCTTCTACACGTGTATTTGCGCTTTTTAATTCCTTGTTTTGTGGAAGTTCAAATTTATAAGTCTTTTTCATAATGTATTATTTTAAAAATTAATATCTAGTTCTTTCCAGATATGCAGCAATTCTCTTTTCTGGATCATCACCATTACGGACGAAAATCATTGTGTGATTTTTATCTCCCGGAACTGGAACATATCTTCCGTTTTCCTCCAGATCTCTTTGCTGAGATACTTTGAGCATGGTTCCTTTAGGGTTTTCTTCCAGATCTACTTTACGCTGGACTATCGGATCTTGTGATTTCTTCATAACTTATGCGATATAGCTTTTGCGATTGTATTCGCATCAGCAAGTTTAACAGATAATATATTAATTGCTTTTGTACATTCTTCAGTATTAAGATTTACCGTACAGGGTACATTTAAGGTTTTCATTGTTTCGGATAACGACCGTAAAAGATTCGTCAAACGTAAATAGTCAATGCCGAATTTCTTGAAACGCTTGTCCTTCTCTTGAAGTTCCTCTTCTCTTTTATCCAGTTGAAGGCATGAAAACTCACACAATGTTCTGGCAAGTTCCATGCGTGCTATTATGTCGGAAAAAGATAAATTCACTTTATCAAATTCTCTTTTAATCGAGTAGTACAGTATATCTACATGCTTCTGAATATCCTCAAGAAAAATGTCGTTAGCGTCAGCAAAGAAAGAACTTGTGTTACCAATTACTTCATTTATCAACCTTTCATATTTCAAGCGATCTTTCTCTACTATATTTACTTTTCTTTTGGTATCAAACCGGTATAATGGAGATTTCCTGATAGATTCAACAGCTTCTATCGTAAGACCTATCACTATATCATTTGTAAATAGCATGTTGTAAGTGCATCCGATCACCATAGCTTCATTTTCTGCTATGATATTGTTTACTTCTTCCTTTGTCATAATTCCAGTTTTTTATAATTAAAGATACGTTTCCACCATTTCTTGCTTAACTCCATTTTAAGCTGAGAAATTACTCGTTCCTTTTCTTTGATTTCTTCTTTTTGCTTTGTATACAGTTCAAAATAATTTTTGTATAAATTATTGCTTTTCTCAAGGAGTGATTCGTATTCCTTCCTGATGTTCTCCGATTCTTTCATCAACTGGTAATTGGTGGCATTTGCCTTTTGAAGTAATTCCTGATATTCAGAATAAGGAAGTGTTATTAACTTTGTTCCCATATATATACTTTTGTTATATGTTTTGGCTAGAATACATTCTAAGCCTTGTACGGCTGTAATAAATCCCAGAGGTATCATTTTACTAACAAATCAAAATAGTTATTACATCTAAATCCTTTTCTAGGCTCAAAGTCCTTAAATTCGCATGATCTAAAAATCCACTTTTTATCTGCCCATCCGGCTAAGTCTTTTTGCCATTGAGGTATTATTTGAAAAGGATTATTAATATCACGATAAGGTTGGCAGTGTGGTAAATATCTTCCTCCCTTCTTTTTCCAATGATTTACTCTATCAAAAGACTCTTTGAAGTCATCAAGAAGTATGCAATAAAAAAAATACTCACCTCTATATCCATACTTATCAATTAAAGCAGTTGCACGTTCACATTCCGCTATTTGAGAAGGAGTATCACAACCGAACCTAATTCTTTTGATCCATTTTATACTTGCAAGCAATTTGGCTATTTCATCAGTCACTAAACGAGCATCAAGACCTTGATTAAAGTCTACGCGCAATTTAAGCTTTGCTATTTTTCCCATTTGAATTAAACCATAGTCAGAAGCAAGAATATTATTATCCATAAGAATAAGATTACTTCTTCCTTCAATGGAAATTTCTTCTACGTCCATGTATGGATGAATACCTCCTTCTTTTTTGGGAACTACACACCATTTACAACTGTTCGGGCAACCTCTAGTTAGAAAACCGTATGCAGTTTTTGAATCAATGGAAGGGTAAATACTATAATCTGGTTGTAAGACATCAATATCTTTTATAAGTTGTTTATGTATATCATATCCAGTCCCCCCAAATTCCACCTCGTCAGCGTTGATATAATACCCGTAATTGGGAGTAAAGCTAAATACTTTTGCCGCATATACTTTATCGTAGTGTTTTAACGGGTTATACCATTCTACTAAATCATTTTTTGACTTATGATACTTGCTTATTTTCATAATAGCAAGATTTGGATAATTACTGTCTACTGAAAGAATACCTATTTTCATACGGATCAAAAGGTAAATCGAAAACTGATATGGCCAGACCTTCATTGACAAATCCAAGCTGGTCGGTAAAATATGGGCAAATACCATTTATAACATATTTCACAGTGTTTTGACTGACGCATACAACAGCATCATTCAAAAACATTTCAGCAGGATATAATATTGGTTTTACGTTAAAGAATTGGGTATAAACAAAAGCTTCATTATTCCCTCTAAGTTCAACCATTCCATCACGGCTTACACTTTCCAATTCCAGAATTCCATATTCCGAAGAAAACACCTTCAACCCGAAAGGAATTCTTGAGCACATAAATGACATTAGTTTATCGTTTATCATATTTTCCCAAATTGTTTTTTAATTTCAAAATCAAAAAAATCCATCAGATCTTTGCGATCTTTCGATAATGATAAAGCGGTAGCCATAGCTTGTTTTGCCGCACGCATAGCTTTATCCTTAATCGTATCAAGCTGCTGCTGCATCATTTGAAGGCGTAAATCTGTTCTTCCTTCGATCAAGAAATCTATTTGTTGTTCTGCTTGTTTAAAATAGTCACTGACTTTTATAAACTTCCGGTGATCTTTCCAGAAAACCTTATTGTCCTTCATAACAATGCAGTCTATCCCGCGTCCTGCTGATATCACTATTACGATATCTGTTCCCCTGTATTCCTTCTGGAATGATTTTCCGGGATATGATGTAAGGGGAAACTGGTCTTGTCTGATCATATTCTTCTACTATCTCCTAATAAAGGTATTACGTTAAAACTCTTGAACCGGTCTACCAGCCGATATCCAAACCTTTCTTTGAATTCTTCAGGTGAAAGATTGCTGGTTATATGGTATTTCTTAAACTGGTTCTGATATATCTCATATCTGGCATACAGAAATTCATCTATCACACTGTCAAGTGAAGTTCCATAGCTTTTCTGATTCTCTGTTTCCAGACCGATGTCATTAATACAGATGTTGAATGGATCACCTTCTATACTTCCTTTGCCGGAATTCTCGTTATATGTATACCGGTCTATATGCCCGTTTATCTTGTAGTAATTCATCATTTGGGTTACAGACACGTTATAGAACCGGTTGGGGTTTCCTGTCAGCATAAGATAGTCTGAGAATATCTGCATAAGCAATGTCTTTCCTGTTCCCGGAGATCCCAGGATCATAAGGTTCTTGTAAACTTTAAATTCTTTGTCGGGAAAGATACTCTCAGCCAGCTTGCAGTTGTTGAAGTAGTAAACAAGAAATCTTATAACATCTTTATTGTAACTGTCAATAACAAACTCCCTGAATTCTCGCCCCATGTATGCAGCACCTATCTGTTCAATCATAAGGCAATGCCGGTCAAATTCATCAAAGTCGGTCAAGTCATACTCAGAATGAACCTGAATAGTCTTTTTCAGCCGGTTTACCAGGTTGAATATCTGGTTTTGTGCTAATGTTTGTTTTTCTTCCATTATTGGTTGGTTTAATAGATTCTATACCCTGATTTTTCCACCACCAGAAAAACCGTTTCTTTGCATCAGATGTGGTTAGCACGGTATCTTCCTGTCCGGTTGCAGAGATATAGTCAAAGAACTTATTAATTTGTTCCGGTAAAATTCCCAGAAATGTCTTTGCGCCTATTCCGGACTGACGGCACATTTGTTCGATCCATAACTGATCGGAATTAAGTTCTTGGATAATGTCTCCAAAAGCTTTAACAGGCTTTGCAGGAACCGGATTTACCGGTCCTGCAGGTGCCTTACTTGCTTTTGCTATTCCCCCTTTCCTTCCGGCATTTGCTCTTTTTTCGCACACTTCTTTGTATTTAAGAAAATCTCTGTCAAACTGGGATTTGAAAGGAGTAAACGCAATCTTTAACAGGGAATCTCCGGACAGCAATTCTTCATATTCTCTGTTATCTGGATCATCAAGTCCGTGCTGATAAGATACGATGGCCCGGAATAGTTTACCGATCTGTGCATCGGTAAGTTCCTGAATAACGTCCAGCGTATCGAGATACAGCAAGAATGATTTTCGGTTCATTACATATCATTGATATAATCTGTTACTACTTTTCTGAATTCGTCAAACGACCGGCATACGATATAATGACTTCCATTTTCCTTTGCAGCTTTTTCCCATTTCTTCTGTGATTCGCTTTGCCTTCCGTCTTTAGTTTTCATCTCAATACATAGCGCACTGTAATTGCGGTTACTTTTCAGAAATATGAGATCAGCTACACCGGGAAGCATACCTTCATCCTTCATGTAAGCCCCAATTCGGGGAGTTCTTCTTGCAGCATTAGGAATAGCAAACAGGATATTCTGGTATTGGGGATATTGCATCCTGAACCATTTTACACAAGAACATTGTATGCGGTGTTCTTCATCATCATGCTTACCAGATGATTTTTTCTGTTGTTTTAGAAAATCGGTAAGGCTAATTCTATTTTTCTGCATAGGCTATACTGAATTCTTCTGGAATATATGAGTTCACAGGAATGATGGAAGATTGTTCTATACTTGCGTGAATGATCTTTCTATCGAATTCCCGTCCTTTTTCTTTTGCGGCTTTTTCAAGTTCATCCTGCTTATCATTGAGATACTTATTAATGATTAGCATTGCACGATCCGCATTATAGGTTTCCACGACAAATGTCTGGTTTGTTTCCTCTTTATCTTCTTCTTTACCGGTGAGTATTATTCTTGCTTCGATGTTGTAGAATTTAGGTTTCGGAATATCTTCTTCACCTTCTCCCATAAGGGCTTTGATCTGTTCTTCCGAGTAAAGATCAGAAAATTCAATAGCAAGTTTGCCTATTTCGTCGATTGGGGTAACAGAAAGCTTGTCTACCAGAATTGTGCAATAGTCAAATTCTTTAAGAAGAGTTATACGATAGGGGCCTTTAAAGTTCAGTTCTGTATAGTCTTTTACTATTTCTCTTGCCTGATCAATATTTTGAGACTTCAACAGAAATTTTTTCTTCTTGTCCAGCATAACCTGTGCGATGTAAGGAACTAGCGCGTCTCGGTCGTTCTCGAATGCCATTCTTTTCTGGTTAGATACTTCCACTTCCGTGATTGATCCTTCCTGCATGTAGAAGTTGATAATAGAACATTCTTCCTTACCCAGATATGTTCCGGCTTCAAGAATAAGTTCGTTTCTTTCAAGACTTACAACTTCCCCGGTATCTTGATCCATGAAATTTTCCGTCCATTCCCTGAACAGATTATGAACAAGGTACTTGTTGAGCATTTGTTTGAGATCTCTTGTGGTAACCCTAATTTCATCCTTTCTAGTCTCTACTCTGGTTTGATTCTTTTTCTTTGCCATAACTTAATTATATATTATTATCTTCTACTAATTCACCATTTTGCAACATGTACCATGTATCAGGCTTTACATTAACACCATCAACTACAACTGCTTTCCATGATGCAATGTTATAATTATCTTCGTTTTCTTCCGCAATTACCAATATTGCTCCCATTCCCCCTCGTACTCTTACATTGTTTCCACGGGCTACTGACAACCCATTTTCCCCGGTACATGATTTACCTCGTGAAGTCGCTGCGCCACTATCTCCGGCGGTCGCTGCGCCATAAGATCCGGCGGTCGCTGCGCCACGATCTCCGGCGGTCGCTGCGCCACTATCTCCGGCGGTCGCTGCGCCATAAGATCCGGCGGTCGCTGCGCCACGATCTCCGGCGGTCGC